GCTGTGCAGCCATGAGGGCTAATTCGTGCTTCTGGTCGCTCTTGTTTTGCCAAATATCAAGCAAACGAGGCACTCCCGCGCTTGCAAATCCCATCAAACTTGATATTAAACTTAACATGATTTGTTACCTCGGCAAGGGGGTTCAGCATCGGCATTGCTAAGTTTTACCCCAGCAAGAAGGCCAATGAAGCCCCCGATAATTGTTTGGAAAGCAGGGGAGATCAGTTTGAATACTTCAGCGTTGTCGATATTTTCAAACCACAAGCCGACCACTAGCGCAACAATCATGACCAGCACAGAGACACACAGCGTGGCGGAAACCATCAACGTCACCGCAAAAGTTAACTTTCCTTTAATGTCACTTTCGTTCATCTATTTACCCCAGATTTAGAATTATGCCGATACCAAAAGCCACTATTGCCCCAACGAGGCCAAGAATCACAGTAATCGTCAGTGTGTTTGCAATGAACTTACGCATCTTGCGCCGCTGGTTGAGCGTCGCTCTTTCCCGCGTGTCTTTAATCTTGGCGCGGTCACGCATCATTGCCGTGTACTCCTCAACGCCCCATTTGTAGACTATCAGTTCACGCAGTTCTTTCTCTTGCTGCTCGATCTTCTTTCGGGCTACAAGGGCTTGCATCGCCTCTTGCTCAACACTGCCGGAGAACATGAGCTTTTTGAATAACGGCGGGTCTTTGGCCTCTTCCTCCGCGTTCTTAACATCGCTGACGGCTTTGAACCACGTACCCAGCTGGCCGCCCATATCTTCCAGCTCACGGCCCATCTCAATGCCACGTTTAATGACTTTGTAGGCAGACGTGGCTATAGCTAAAGCAGAAACCGGATCAAGCATTACTCGCTACCGCCACCGTTAAATTTGCCCCATGCACCGAGCATCAGCAGGCCAAGGACGAACAACGTGCCAGCTTTCGCCAGCGTGTTCAGGACAGTTTTCTTAATGCCCCGCCAATCGGTAATCAGACTACGCAGATCACGGACATCGTCACCGGCCTCTTCGTCGTGTAGACCAACTTCCTTCAGAGCTGACTTCATTTCTTCTCTGATGATCTTACGTAACGCGAGTTCGTCTATGTCCACGATTCACTCCTACTCTTCTAAGATAACAACGGTGTCGGTGTCGCTGTAGAACAGCATTCTTTGACCGTAGCAGGCGACGTTAAAATCCACACCGTTCTTATCCAGCTCTGTCCAAGACCTACATTCTATCCTAACGTGTCGAGCAAGTACTTCATTGTCGTTCTCAAAAACACGCCAGACATGCTCTAACGATCCGCGCCCCTGTTGCCCACGGGACTTGTTAAACCGGATCGTGTACTTGTTCACTCAGGACTCGACGGCCACTGAATGTCGTTAGGAAAGCCAGACTGTAAACGGATATCACGCAGTGCGCGGCGGTACTCGACCCAAGCAGTACGTTGGAAATCCAGCAGTGGTACATCAGGTAAAACCGACCAATCAGACTCGCGCAGTAATTGCTTTGCTCGTTCCCATTCCAATTCGGCTTTGGTAGAGGCAGTAGGCAGGGCAGGAGCATCTCCCACAATAACCCAGCCAGTGTCGTTGTAAGCCTCACCCAGCCAGCTCAAGTCGCCAATTTTGTCAATAAACCCAGCAAGACCAAAGATAGGTCCCCAGTTTTCAGGCAGTCTTTGCGGTTCGTTTAGTGCTTCGCCGCTTGAGAGTTTTTTCAGTTGCCACAGCTTGCTCATCTTGTATCTCCTTCGCCATCAAGGCAGGTTGAAGTCCGGGTTGTTGTTCGGGCGGGGGCAGTGGATTTGTTCTTGAGTCGTTTGTTAGCTCTTTTACATGCGGAGGGTGCCCCACCCCGGGGAGATGTTGAACTCCGCGAAAATGCTCCAACTCCTCTTGCGTATGCTTCCACTCCCGCCACGAAGAAAAATCTTTTCTAGGTTGCATATGGATATGACAGCCAATACTAGCTGCCATTTGATGAATTAGTTCAACCACTTCCACGGGTTGTAAAATAGCAAAAGTGACCGTCCCGTCCGCACGGCGCAAACTAAGTTCGGAAACTCCACCAAAAGCAGTGCCAACCATGACACTGCGGGCGCGTCCAGCGGATTCTGAAAGAGCATTCTCAAGCTGACGCTCTCGCATTTTTTTGTTGTGTGCGGTAATAATTGCTCGCTCTTTAGCGTTTGGTTTTTTGCCATCAACCATCATCATTGCGGATTCCAATTAACGTTTACAAAACCACCCGAACCGACGGTTATTGGGTAGCTAGTACCCCCTGTAACGAGTACACAATTTTGAGCAGGTATGGTGGTGCCGGCATTGCCGGGGTTGCCGGGGTTGCCGGGGTTGGGGGTGCATACGCTGTTTGTTCTAGAGCCACCACCTCCACCACCACCGGCTGCTTGACCTAGACCGGGACCAAAACAGTTGTTGCCAAAAGCCGCACCACCACCACCCCCTCCGCCAGTGGCGGGAATAAATCCACCTTGTCCGGCATTACCCGTACTACCACCACCACCCCCATTTCCTCCCGGGCCGCCAAGCGGATTTCCTCCAGCACCCGCATTCTGACCGCTAGCGGAGGTGCCGGGGTTAGATGTTCCCGCGCCTCCGCCTCCGCCTCCGCCCGTAACGGGTGCACCACTGGCTCCATTCCCACCGGGGCCGGGAGCCGAGCCAGTGCCTCCACTGCCGAAATTAACACCATCTGTCGGCCCTCCCCCATAGTACAAACACCCAGTCACGCCGCAATTGCCCGGGGGTGAGTTATTAAATCCATTGCCGCCAGTGCCGCCATTTCCTCCCACGCCGCCCGTAGCATTAGTCCCAAGAACTGTGGTGGTGCCCCCTGCGTTACCGGGATTACCGGGATTACCGGGGCCTGCTGGCCCTGCTCCCCCCGCACCGCCAGCTGATGGTCCTGCGACACCTGTAAGATTATACATACCGCTAGAAGGACAAAAACTAAATCCAAACGCTCCGCCGCCATTCCCGCCGAACCCGCCACCGCCACCTGTTCCGGGATTTCCAGCATTTCCGGGGTTGCCGGAGCCACCACGAGCGTTAAGGTTTACCTTAGATATACCTAAAGGGGCGGTGTAAGTCCCTGATGAATTAAATGTTTGTGACCCCCCGGGGGTGAGAGATATCCCACCAAGCCCGGTTACTTTAGGAGTTCCAGCTGGCATACGTCACCTCATTCATAGTAGAACCAACCTGTTACGATGTATTTACTCTGCTCACCCAAAACCGTGTTACCACGATGCGCGTGAGTAAAAGCCGCAGGCCATACAACCATTGTATTTTCTTGTGGGCGGATACGGGTTCGCTGATACAGAAACTCAGTTTCGCCACCCTCGGCTTCACCCAAGTCATTTAAATACAACATGTATACCAGAACACGTTCGGCGTGAGTGCCGTTGCCCTGTTCGCTGTGCCACACATGATACCCACCGCCCGGTGGTGTGCGTTGCATCTTCATGGCAGTCCCAGTAATTTTTCCATCCTTTAGCACAGAAAATTGCTCTGTGTAATCGTCATAACACTGTTGAAGGCCGTTGAAAAATATACGTTCAGAAGACTGGTCGTTAAATGCCGCAGCAGAATGTACCCCAAAGTTTAACCCGAGTTGCATATCATTCTTACGGTGTTTAAGAGCACCTTCCCCTTTCTGGCGGTTACTGCCTGCGCCCGATTCAACAAGGCGTTCAAACTCGTTTATCAAATGCTGGCAGTACCCGTCTGGGTAAACGCCCTTGTATAAGCCTATAAAATCTTTATGTTCTACGTTCATTTGAAGGCCGGTCCTGATATCCATGTTACTAACGACTGACGACTACCGCTGGTCACGGGGGTAACTTGGTGCAGCACGTAGGAGGGAAACGCCGCTATCAGCCCACGCTGCTTACGCACGTTGATTGGCTCTCCACTGGTCAGTATCTGCAAGTTGCCACCTTCGTATTGGCTTGGGTCTGTCAGTTGCAACACCATGCTTAACTTTCTACTGGGACTTAACTTCCCGCCGTAGTCTAGGTGCCAGCCGTACATGCCCTTTTCCGACTGATTATAATTGGTCAGCTGCAAGGCTTCGCTAAACCCGGTCAGATCAAACCGATAATACTGCGCGTTTAAGGACGATGCCACGTGAGACAGTTTTTCAAACACCCATGCTGTGTCCGGCGTTTTGTTCAGCCA